TCATGTCTGATTTCATCCTTTGATACATACCTTGCTCATATCGCCTAATACCCCCACTACCTTCCCAACCATACTCATCAATCCTACGCTGAGCTTCTAACACATCAAATCTAAACCTATAATCTCTCTCAAATGCCAATGAAACAAAATATGGAGTAAATATATGGGCGTACTGATCGAATATGCCGCCGCCCTCCCACGCTCTGTCCCAACCTTTATAATAAAAATATTCGTTCGTATATCTTTGAATTTCCGATATCATGCGTCTTTCAAGTAGAGGGGTAAAGCACTCGCAGATAAAATCTTTACAAACTCTAACTATACCATCCGTAAATATTTCATTTTCAGGCTTAGGATTTGTTCATAAATTTTAATATTTATTGGGTTTAGTATATCTATTGTCATTTTATGCTTTTTTGTACCTTATTACTATATTTATCTTCCATAGCGCCTTTAACTGGCACATAATTTTCATCAATCCAAGTTCTATTTTTAAGTATTAACATAGCAGATACTCGTCCCATATTATATTTCTCTCCAAGCTTCGTATAACTAATAGACGGATCTGTATCACTCTCTGCTCTGAGCGCCTTAATTTCTTCCCATGTGTGTTTGCACTGAGAATTACGCTCTCCAGATGGTATTTTGTTTATTTCTTTTATTTTTTCGGCCTGAGAGCAATCATAATTAGGATCAATCCAAATAGTATTATCAATTATAGAGAGAATATTTGCCGAATTATATTTTTCAGACAGTTCACCTATTGATGTATTTCCGCCTGCATATTCCTCTCTAATGGCTCTAACTTGTTCCCATGTAAGTTTAGCAGTTGAGCTGTTTTCACCGCTTCTAACAAGCGACATATTCTTTTTATGCTCTTCTGAAAATTTAATACCAGTCCTACCAGTAGATATGGCCTCACAATGTTCGGCTGATAATGGCCTACCCTTTCTGACCGCTGACATTTTGGCCTTGCATTGTTCAGTAAGTTTTTTGCCAGTATGCGCTAAGGATAATTTTTTCTTATGCTCATCTGTGAGAATTTTGCCAGTATTTGCTATTCTAAGCTTTTCCTTTGTTTCCTCTGTATGTTTACCTCTGCTGCCAGGCTCTCTAGTATTATACCCCTTCTCTCTATTCATTGAATCATAAAAGTTTACATAGTAAATTTCCCAATATGTTAAATCATCTTCGTCTGTACATTCTCCTTTTATAATTTCAAACGTAAAATTTTCTGAGCCATATTTTTTTATCGCCCGCCCAAAATAATAAAGTTCATCTGTGCTTTTACATTTAGCTTTTGATATGTGTTTGTCCCATCTGTCCTCTGGGACATTTTCAGTAGTTTGCCCAACATATACCTTTCCATTAATTTTGTTTGTTATTAGATAAATAACGCCATACCCCATATATTTCCTTTAAAATATTCCTTCTTCCTCTTGCAACTCATATATTCTGGCAACTATCGCTATTATACGCTCATCCTTTTCTGCTAATTTACGAAGTTTTTTGCGCGCTCCCCCATAAATTTTGCGACCATTTCTGTAGTCACAATTATGCGCAACCAAACTATCAACTATAAAATTATGATTGTCTTTTACCTCAATATCATAAACCTCCTTCGCCACTAATACAACTTCATTTTTTTCAACTGCCACAAAATCTCCACTTATTGCCCCAGTTGTTGTTTTAATATAATTTTCACTATTTAATTCGTGGGCTGCCAACCACCCCGTATTTGTTAGAAATTTATGATCAGGAGTGCATTCTATAGTACTATTTCCACAAGTAATTTTTATCACTTCTTTTTTTCCACGATTCCAAGCATATGTTATTTCTTTATATTCAAATTGTTCAGTTTTTTCATTGTATGTTTTTACTAGTGGTAATTTTTCTTTAGCCGCCCATATATCATAAAGCTTCCCAATTTTAATTTGGCCTATTTCTGTATCTATATTTTGACTGTAAATTATGCAATTACCGTTTATGGATTTTGTAATTGACGATTGATTAACTCCCAACTGTTTAGCAATCTCTATTTGAGTAAACCCTTGAGAGTACAAATTAATCACTTCTTTTTGTCTATCAGTAAGTTCGCTATTAACTAATCTCCAGAACTCTTTCTTGAGTTGATCTTTTAAATCATGAAGCTCATCATTATATTTAGCCGAAGTGACAGTAGAAGTCATTCCTTCTGCCTCAGCGTGTTCTGCTAACATTTCAGGAGAGCACGATAGCTCAGCGAAATAATGTTGGTAATGATTGCTACGGTTATTAGTTCTATCAGCCATTTTTCTCCTGTTGTAACGCTCCTGGCACACCTCTATTTAAAGTGCGGCCATTAAACAAATTATTTACACCAAACTTCTTAGCAGACAAATACACCGTAGACAAAGAGCACTTATATTTATTAGCTATTAGTTGTGGGCTTTTTAGTGTCAATATTTCATTTATAAGTATTTCCTTTGTGAATCCTGTTTTTACACTAATTTTTCTTTTATTATACTTGTAAATATCTGTAATTCCAAATTTTTTAATTAACAAAGAGACACTTGAGTGATTATATCCAAGTTCTTTACCGACAGCTTCACAAGAGCCTAGTCGCTTATAAGAATCTATTAATTTTTCCTTTGTTATTTTATCTGGATATGCAACTAAAGACAATAGCTGTAAATGTTGTTTATATTTTCTTTCTAACCAAATTGTAGAATTGTCGTATAAAAACGTTGACAGTTTTAAATTTTGTACATTTCCAGAATAATTTAAAGCCCCTTGCCCATTATACATATATGACTTTGGCGTTTTAGATATTCTATTATTAATTAATATATTGCGGTATGTATTTAAAAAACTTATTGTGCCGCAAATTCTAGAGGTCATTTGGTGAGTATAGCCTCCTGTGCTTAAATAAAACCCGCCATCACCATCAAAATAACCACGCATAAAATGATTTACTAACTTATGATTAGCCAGCCACTCAGGAAATTTATGAGTGTGTGTTTTTCGCGGGCCAATACCAAATTTAGCTAAATCATCAAACATTATTTTGGAACATACGCTTATTCTTGAGTGTGTTTTTGTTTTTATTACTGGGTTTTCGGCAAATATTGATTTTTTAAATTTTTCAACATGAGCGTGATCTTTTACTGATAAATTAATAATTACCTGATATGAGTTACGCTTGCTAATATGAAGGCACCCATCAGCAGCAATAAACCCGGCCCAATAAAAAGCCTCTTCAGATTCTTGTTTAAAAAAATGATCATCACAATTATATTTTCTGTACCCGGTCATTTTCTCCTACAGCCTTAAGTTATTCAAATTATTTATAAAATGATTACGTCTAGATATATCAGCTTCTTTGATAAGAAAATCATCAATATCCTTAAATTCGCTGGGAGGTTGACTAATTATAATTCTTGCATAATCTCCAAAATTTCTCTTAATATTTTTTGAAGCACGCCTACCAGATTCATCACTATCTAATAAGAGGACGAAATTATTAGTATATCTTCGTAATTTAAAAAACTGATACCGTGATAATGCGGTCCCTCCCAAAGCAACAACATTATCTATTCCTGCACATTTACAAGAATAATAATCAAACTGCCCCTCAACCAAAATAACATAATCTTTTTCAATTATACTTTGGCGCGACGAATCAAGTCCAAACAAATACAACTCTTTATTTAAACCGTAAGAATATTTGTACTTAGGTATTTCTAGCGCGTCTTGTTTTTGCTTATCAAATAATGTTCTGCCTACTAGAGCTATAATATTTCCATACATATCTGAAAATGGGAATATTAAATTATGATGTGTAAAATGTCCGTTATGAGTAACTCCGCCCGACAAATACTTAGGATATATTAGGCCTAGTTTTTTTAATATATCTTTGTCCACAAGAGAGCTAATAAAACTAAGCTGGTCATTGGCAGGGAAATAACCGAATTTAAATTTGTCTTGGAAGCTTTTTGGAATTCTGGAGTCTAGATATTCTCTAGCGGACGCAGCAATAGCATCGTTTTTCAAAATATATTGACATGAACTAACTACATCCTCGAAGAGCTTTGACTGTTCTTCGATTTGTATTGATTTCATGACCGCTGATTAGCCTTACCTAAAGATATAAGGTTCTGCTTGATCATATCGGCAAATGGTCTGGCTAATTTAGTTAACTCTTTTGCACAACCGCCACAAACCAGCTTATTATCTTTACTTAGCTTAGGAGGTGTCTCTTTAAGACACGCCTCGCACTTAACAGACCAAGCTTGCTTAGTTTTTTCAGTTTTCTTTACCTGTCCTAAAGAAACCATTTGCCGTTTAGTAAAATCAGTAATGTTATCTATATTTTTCCCACATTCTACGCAAATTACATTGTTTGTTAATTTATCTACTACGTGTTCTCCTTGCTTAAAACATCCCTTATTGTTACAGTATAATTGAAATCCCATAGTTATCTCCCTATTTTGATTGTTTTTTTTTCTAAGATTAACGTTAATGCCGCCGCAATTGAATCAGCAACATCAAAACTTTCTACCATAATTTTATTATCTCCAGTTTTATTTTTTTTTATATTTCCATTTTTATCAAATACATAATAATAAGGAAAGTCAATATTTAAATGTTTTGCAACTATCTCTGGCATATCTTCTTTCTTAGGAAATTGCTTATTAAATTTTAGTTTATGTCTAATTTTCATTACACTTAATAATACAGGATCTTTATTTAATAGATCAAAACAAGCCAGCCCAATAGTTCTATTAAATATAGCTAATAAAATTATTGTTTTTGCCCCAGAAGCACCCTTCATAAATTGAATTATATCCTCAATAGCCACTTCGTCCGGCCTTAACTCGATTATTTTTTTACATATAAAGTCTTTAGTAGTTGATAAACGCTCAAATATAGACCCTTCTTTTGGCGGTTTGTAAAATTCTTGATGTTCTAAAATAATTTTTGAATCACTATCTGTTGACAAAAGGGAAATTCCAATAGTTGTCGAACTGGCATCTAGCCCTAGTACTCGCATACCTAGTATATATCACCTCTTTTTATGTCTAGCCCTAGTAACGCCATCTAATATGTTTATTTTGGCGCTTAACGGCCTAATGTTGTCCAAAGCCCAGCATTTTTGAAAGTTAGATTCAGGATCGTGTGACATTTCTGTGTACGGAAGATCTGATTGAGGAATAATGTGATCTATTTGCCATGTCCAAGTACTAGGGTCATTATCATCCCATGTTTTAGGATTATATACACCTTGATTTTTGTCAGTCATCCACCACTCATATTTAGATTTTAAACACTCTATCATTTTACCTATATTTAAGTAATCAGTTATAGACCCTTTTTTATATTGACGATTTAGTTTTATTGCACGATTTACTGCAATGCTAATATCGTGGCGAGTTCTAAACCAAAGATCATTTTTACGCCTTTCTTTTGTATATTTCTTTTGATATTCCTTGTAATATTCGGCGTGGCTGTTTTTATATTCTTTATTATATTCTTTTATTTCGTTTTTGTGACTATCTTTATACTGTCTAGTTTCGCCTTTATGATTATCTCTATATTTTTGAGCGACCTCACTATGTAGCTCTCTATATATTTTACCGCGCTTTTTATCATTTTCATTTACGCAATCTCTGCATTGAGGGCGCCATTTATTAGAATCATTGCGCCAAACAAAATTATCATTGTTAAGTTCTTTTTTTAGCCCGCAAGAATTTGTTCCTGAACATTTTTTTAACCCGCTCATAACTACCTCTATTAAAACAAAAGGACGGCCCGTTAAGACCGTCCTTTTATATCAATCATTTTGCTTATTAGGCTTGGGCAGACGGACGATCAAAATTATAATCATCATCTGATGCGGAAGCTAATTCTGCCTTACCGTTTGACTTGGCATACTTAGGAGTGACCACAACGCCACCCTTGTACCCAGCCTCTTGCATCTTGGCTAGAACCTTCTCTGCACTAGGCGGAGTTGTAAGTCTAACCAAAGTCTCATTAAGCTTCTCTACATTTGCGTCTCTTAAGGCAATGTCTGAAGCTGATAATGGACTTTTACCACGAGGCATTATGCTATAGAACGATGCGGGCGGGGCTTTACTGTTTTTACGAATTGTTACGTCATATCCCGTAGGTGAACCCCATTCAAGGTCGTCGTTCAAGTTGTTCAAAGGCTCATATATTAGAACGCTAAAATCATAAATCGCTACTTGACTTTCTGCGCGATCAATAATTCCAACTAACCAGCGGGCCTTAGGTGAATATCCGGCTTTCTTGAGTGGGCAAGCATCAGTTGGCTCGCTAAAGTTAATACGAGTGCCGAACCCTTTCTCATCTTCATCTGCCTTAAATCGGGCCATGTAATACTTATAAGGCTCGGTGATGATGCGGATTACGTTATTTCCCTCTTTTAGCTTAATGAAGGGAATGCGCGGTCCATCAGAACGGTCTTGTTTCTGACCAAATGAAGGGGCCTTTTCTGAGAATGATGAGAGTCCGAATTTATACTGTGTTGTCATTTTGTTTCTCCTGTTTGCGCTAACTTATACGTTAGGTTTTCTATGCTAATTACTCTGTGCCATGGGATTTCAATATTGATTTCCCTTCCGACTATACTTACGTGTGCATTTTCTTTTACTTGTTTTACTTGCGCTTTTGAAAGCTCTATTCCTTTTATTGAGATGTAGTCTCCAAAACGATCTATAGAAGATACTTTATATAAGACTACTTTTTCTTTAACTGTTGGGTCTTCGGCCTTCAACAGATATACCGGCTTATTAGCTGATCTGTTAGCTGGTTTCGGCATATTTCCAGCCATAAATGGTCCTTGGTCTGTCATTATTTGTCACTCCTCTTTTGACTTTTTAGGTCTGCCTCTAACGGCTTTTTCCGCTACTTGAACTGTGCGTTGTTCTGCTTCTTCTTTTTGCTTAGATACGTTGCCATTGCGGGCCTCGACGATTTCTTTTTTAAGCTCTTCTGCAAGTTCTGGGCTTTCTAAAATCGCCGAATTAAACTTAGGAGCCCCAACCCATTTCTGATCTTTATACTCATAGCTCATTGACGTTGGCCTTTTCACAACGTCATACTTGATAGCAAGCTGAGCAATTTCTTCATGAAGGTTTATTACTCCGGTATTAAAATCTACGGTAAATTCACATTTTCTTGGCCAATTTCCGAATTTACTCTTCTCCACGCTTCCTCTAATTAAAGTTCCAACAACCTCTTCATTCTTATCTAATACAGCCGAGTCTTTGCGGTTAATTCTCTCAAAATAAACGTTAGCACTTAATGAATGAGCATAAGTATTTCCTCCGCTAAAAGTATGATCCATTCCATACTTCTCCATATTATCTCTTTTATGATTAATGCAAATAAAAGGAATATTAGCGCGAGCAACAGACAAAGATAGCTTTCTAAATGTAGTTGTTAAAAACCTGGCAAGCAAAGACATATTCATTTTGCCAATAGCCGAGGTATCTTCGCCAGGAGGAATGCACGCCCCAACAGAATCATAAATAATTAAATTACAATTAATGTTACCAGAAGAAATTTCATCTAAGAATCCTGGTTTCTGCTGCCCAACATATTCATGGGTTTTAGCGTCAGCCTTCGGAACTCCAAGCAACATCTCAAAACAATCGCGGCCATAAACAGCAGTATCACCATCAACAAGCAATATTCTTGACGTATCACAGCCTAGTTTTTGTGCCCAATTAGGATCAAAAGTTTGCTCTACGTCAATAAACATTTGAATTGACTCAGGATCATCAATCTGAGCATTTTTGATGGCTAACATAGAGAGGAGGGTTTTCCCACTACCTGTTGGACCGTAATACTGAGTAATTCGGCCTTTAGGAACTCCTCCGCAAGACAAGGCATCATCTAGCAAAAGAGATCCGGTTGAAATAGCCGGTATTATTTGGCCAATATTTTCATGCGCCATCCTAAAGCTAATTTTCTCATCAGCGCTTTCAAAGGACTTAAAGAATTCTTTTATTTTATCAGTAGCCATATTTATACTCCATCTCTATAACCTAGAATTGTTTTTCTTAAACTGCCGGCCATATCTTTAAAGTGATGATGAGATTTAATTGCGATATCAAATTTTTTCTCTACCAATGATTTACTGCCCTTAGCTTTGGCTATTTTTAATTGTAATTCTTCAACCTCAGGACTGGTTTCGCCGGCCCAGCGTCTCATATCAGCAGTGGTTTTCCCTTTTGGGTTTTCGTAAGCAAGAGATTCTTTATTCTTTGCTGAATTCAACTTCGACTCAAGGTACGCTACAGTTTTGGTAAGCTTGGCTAAATATTCACAAAGAATATCAGCACAACGTAAGGAATCTTGTGCTAACTTTTCTGCCTGAGGAAGATCAAGGCCCTCCATCATTTGAAGGGCCTCTGATAAATTTCTGATTTCTGACAAATCAAAATTTAGAAAGTCTTCTTCAGCATCGGCGCCAATAACATCTCTTATTAACCATGATCCCATACTCTTGATATGTATGTATGGTGATGAAGCTCGACCTGAAAATTTTACCCATTATTTACCCGACACATAATTTTCAACTTGCGTCTTTAAATCAGAACACTCCTTTATTAGGGAGTTAATTTTAACCGAGGCCTCATTCAAAAGAGACTTGTTTTGTTCGTACATAATTCTAATATGTTGGTTTTGCATAATGCTTACCAAGAAACAATAAACCTCTAAACTTGAATATCTTTTGGTTGGAGGCTTGACGAAAATAATTATACCCTCTCCATTAACTTCAAAATGGTCTACGAACAGGTCCTCACCTTTTCTGTTTACTTTTACATCATCATACGAACGACAAATATTATCATACATTGTAAATTCGTCATTCGTCATTTCAACTTTTTTATGATCTATTATTCTAATCATTATCCGCGCCTAATTGGACCGCCACCTAATACGCTTTGTTGGGCCTTAACTCGCTTGAATCTTTGCAGTTTCAGTATTTCTTCTGTATTATCAACTTGATTCCCAATAGTGCCAGCCAATGCAGCTAATTCTCCAGGTGTAAGTGGAGCGGCATTAGAGTCTACTAAGTCAGTTCCGGTAAGTAGTGCCCGGCTTCGTTTTGGCCCGCGTTCAACAGGTGGCTCGTCATCATATTCATCTTGGTCATATTGTTCCGGGGCGTCTGCTTGCTGTTCTTCAACTTCTAAATCAGCAATACTACGAGCCATCTGAGCTATTTTGCTATTGGCATTTATTTTGCTTTCATTTTCCTGAATATTTTTATAAGCATCGGTTCGCTTTAAAAACTGATGCATAGGATTTTCGGCTATTTTTATTTGGCGATTATCTTGTTGTACGGCAGCTTTAGGATCTGGCTTGGTATGAAATTTATCTACAGGTTGAGCATCACCAATTTTACTGAACCTATAATTAGATAATAGCCAACCCGCTACACCCTTGGAATTGTTTGGCATTCTTTCCATAGCATCAGCAAGTTCATCCATTAATACTTTGGCGTCATCAGTCATAATTGGGCCGCCACAACCAGCACACTCATTTTTGGCTATAGCATTAACAAACGCCGGAGGAATATCTGCTTCACATGTCATACAACGCATTTTATCACCTTTAATCTATTATATATCACCATCTTCTTCCAAATTAGAAAGCCCATCTTCAATCAGTTCATCCTCTAATTCTTGAGCCAGTTTTTTCTTATCTATTTTTTTAAGGTCTTTTTTAATATTTTTGGCCCTAACAATTTTTACCTTTTTGCTTTTTAAATCTTTTGGCAATTCCGGAGCTGCTTTATAACCACCTACTTCACCAACAATAAATTGACAAGAATGTTCGCTTTCTCTGTAGAACGAACCTGCGAAATTAATTGCTATTCCTGGAGCTACCTTGTTTTTACCAGACGAAAGATTATTAATTACTTCTTGCATAGCATCCCAATCAGACGGAAACGCCACAGCTGATATTTCCATACCATAAGCATCTCGAATCATTAGCTTGGCCATGGTTTTGCCTATAAGCTTGCTTCCTTCTTTTTTTACTTTAAATGAAAAAACACTAGTAATCACACCGGTAATGTCAGATTCTGGATAGGTATTTCTCATTCTTTTTCGTTTATCAAATGCTTCTTTTTTCTCTTTAGTATTTAGGTCACTAGGATGCGGCCTTGGAAGTTCTACATATTCATATTTATCTATATATTTTTGAAAAGGAGTACTTCTAACAAAGAAATCTTCATAGCGTTCATTCATTGTTCCAGACATACCTTCGCCGCAATAAAACTCTTCTAAAGCAAACATCTCTCTAGGTGTCCACTCAGACTCATTTTCTGGCCAGGGATATTTGAACTCTCCTCTTTTTTCAGGATCTTTTTTCAAATATACCTGTAATTTCTTTCTAAAATCCGCCGCGTAAAAAAACATTAACTTACGCGAAATGCCAAACGAATCTAAAGATCCGCTTGCCGCTAAAGCTTGAATTGCCCTTGAACCCAATTTTTGGCCATTTATCTTAACTAAGAAATCTTCAAAGCTAGTATACGGACGATTTGCTAGTAATTCAGGAATAGCGTCATCGTTCATATATTTAAGAGAATTAAGCCCGGTCATTAATGTTTTGTCATTAATAATCTTATAAGAAATACTTGACGTATTAATATCTGGAGGGACTATATTAATACCAAGTCTCCTAATTTCATCTTTAATTTTAATAATATTTTCTTTAGCTATTTTGGCGCCAGAATTAACTTCCGACATTAAACTGGCTGTTAAAAACTCTAAAGGATAATAAGCTTTAAGATAGGCAGTATGATACCCTAATAAAGAATAGAATATAGCATGGGACCTATTAAATGCATAACCACCGAATTTGGCAATAATATTATCCCAAATATCGGTAGCATCTTTTTCTGTTAAATTTCTTTTAGTTTGGGCGTCAGAAATAAATTCTTCACGCCATTGCTTTACCTTCTCGGGATGTTTGCCTTTATCTTTTGTAAGCTTTCGCAATCTATCTGCTGTATTTAAATCCCAGCCTGCAACATCAAGCCCTACCCAAAGAAGACACTCTTCATAAATAGGGAATCCGTATGTAGGTTTAAACGCGCGTTCTAGTGACGGATATTCAATTTTTACAGATAATATACCCTCTCTAGTCTTAATAAAATCATCCCTAATATCTGCTGCGGCCGGTCTTGTTAACGTATTAATAATAGCCAGATCATCAATGCTTTTTGGCTTAATCTTCTTGCATAATTCTATTGTTCCGCCGCTTGTACCCAATTGAAATACACAAAAGGTATTACCAGCAGAAATCATATCATACACTTTAGGATCGTATTCATCAAAATCAGGAGGGTCTGGTGGAGCAGGTTTGTTTAATGATTTAATTATTTTATATGTATTAGATATAACGTCTAACGCTTCTACTCCTAATATGTCCATCTTGACGAGACCGTTCTCTTCAGCCCGCTCTTTCTCATACTCAATTGCCACGTTCCCATCTTTATCTTTACGCAGAGGAATTAATCCAGTAAGAGGACGTTTGCCAATTACAACTCCGGCAGCATGAGTGGACCAAGCTCTATAACTACCCCCAATAGTGTCTGCAAATTCAGTGAGTTCAGGATATTGCTCCGCCCACGCCGCAAACAAAGGAATATTTTCAATAGCGGACTTAACTGTTTTTATGTCTGCCGGAATTGTATCAGCCACATCATTTGCTATTTTTACAGTTTCGGTTCTAGTTGAATCTCCGAAGCCAAATGTTCTAGCTATATCACGAGCGTATACTTTAGGGGTAATGGTATTAATATTGCTAACATGCGCAACGTAATCTTCTCCATATTTTTTGCTTATATAATTTTGAACCTGTTTTCTTCCGGATGTCGCAACATCATTATCCAGATCTGGAAAGCTAGATTTTTCTTTGTTGTGAAATCTTGCAAAAATAAGATTATACTTTATAGGATCCGCAATATGTATTTTTAATAAATATCCTATTAAACTGCCGCCCGCGCTCCCACGCCCAACTCCAAGTCTTATCTTGTTGTTTCTTGCGTACTCCAAAATATCCGCAACAATTAACATATAAGAACTAAACCCATGAAACTCTAATACATCTAACTCCTCTTTTAATCTCGCTCTATATTCAGTTTCTTGCCCTACCGGAACCATATCATTGAAGGCTAACTCGCAACGATAACGCATATAAGCAGCATCTTCAGCCAAACCATTACAACTCGGGCTTGATTTTAACCAAGCTTTAAATTCATCATAGTCTGCCTGATTTCTAACTGGAAACTCTGGCAACTCTTTTCCTGATGGATTTGTGTGTTTAGGATCAACCCACACAGGGTCTTCACATTGATCTGCGAAATAAATAGTGTTTTCAAATAGGCTAGTAACAAAATCACTATTCCACAAAGACTTTAAAGGCTCAATTTTATTTAGCCTAAGAAAATAATTAGCAACCTCAACACCACTCTTAACATGAAACTCAGAAACATTATAACTCAATCTAGCGCCAGAATTAAATGGCTGGCCAGATCCAATAGCCAACAATGTGTTAAGAGCCCTGTTATGTTCCTTTTCTAAATAATGAGCGTCAGTAGTAACAATGCAACGAATATTTAATTTTTGAGCAAGTTTAGACAATTCAATGTTAATATGATTTTGATCAACTTCCCCAGAATATGCTGAAGATTTTCTTTTCAATGAGTGTGGTTGAAGTTCAATTGCTAAATTATCTCCAAATATATTTTGCAATCTCTTAATTTGATCTTCGGCGGAAATAAAATCTCTCTTCATAATCAGTTGAGAAATAATACCGTTACCACCAGAAGTCGTACAAATCAAACCTTCACTATGTTTTTCTAGCAATTTCCAATCAATTCTTGGAATAGCCTTTTTAAACATAATAATATTGTTATCATAACCCTTTTTGCTTAATAAGAGTAAATTTCTATACCCTACAGCATTTTTGGCTAATAAAACAACGTGTCTTAATGAGGCTTCGGTATCTGCTACGTCATTAACAAAATAGAATTCACACCCCGCAATAAGTTTTACCCCGGTCTTTTTGGACGCTTTAAGGCTATCCCAAATGCCCGCGCAAGAACCCATATCACTAACTACGACCGCCTTCTGACCAAGCTCAGCGGCCCGTTTAAACAAATCAGCCGGACTAATAAGAGCATTCATTAACGAAAATGAAGTCTTATTATTTAATGATACATAGTCAATCATTTAGATAGTTCCTGCTTTAATAGTCCGCTGGTTACAATTTTATTAGCCCAAAATAAATTCTTAGCATTAGAGATTTTTTTACCTAATGCATCAGAAATAGACGGGTCAGCCTCAGAAGCTATCATAAACAAAAATGTAATATACAAATCGTAAGGGTTTGAGTAATTTGAATCTATTTCTCTGCTGGTATAATCGTCTAAACTTTTTACTATTTGTTTTAACGCCGCCTTACTATTTTTCGCACAAAGTAGCAAGGTTGCAGAAGCATTAGTTGAGTTCAGATATTTTACAACACTATATAGGCTTGAAAACGCACTAGCACTATTTAAATCTTTGTTTTGCTCTAGCGAATCTAATATTATTGAAACGGCTTTCATAAGTTTTTAAGCACCTCATCAAGCAGCAACTCGAAATTTTTCAAAAGCTCTTCGCAATTATTACCACTACATCTAACTTGCACTCGCGTACTTCCAAATGAGGCTGTGGCAATAAGACCGCTATTTTGAACATAGAATAACCCAACGTTACTAAATTGTTTTGGGATTATATAGCCAGCTTTTTCAAAAGAGTCTAAATGATTCTTTTTAACTGGCTTCTGTGATTCAAAAATGAACGCCTTATTGCCACAACACGAACGCACATTTATTTTATTTATCATCACGCCACTAATTTACATAATAATAATTTATTTAAATATTTTTTTATTTTTGTACCAACATAAATTCGCCCGTCAATTTCTAACAAATTAATATTATTTTCTTCGCAATGTTGCCTTAATAAGGTGTCTCTTAATTTTTGCTTTATTAGATTTTCTTTTGCCATTTCTTGCGTCATATTCCCGAATGGGACCTCAACAAAATGTTGTCTTCCATGATATTCTATATATAAATTTAAATCATGTATATAAAAATCTGGATATAATCTTTTTTTGCCTATCATCAATTTTGGGTGTCTGATGTAATTTATTTTTGCCTCTGTTAAAAATTCAGCAACTATTTGTTCGTTTTTATATAGGCATGAAGGGCATCCTTGACCGCTCAAATGATTATTCGGCTGTTGTAAAAACTCACCATGTAATTTGCAAATAATTATTCCTTTTGTTTTATGATGTTTATAAATAAATTTAGAGTAATCATATAAAAACAAATGAACTATATTGGCCTTCATAATAAAATCTTCAGTATTTGATTTTAAAGTGCCTCCACATACCGGACACCCGTGCCCGGCCAGATGATGATCTGGAATTTGTAAAAAATCACCATGAACAACACATGTTATGGTAACTTTTATACCAGAAGTAAAATAATTTGTTTTACTATAAACCCACCTGTTATTATGGATAACATTTGACTTATCGATAAACTCTTGTGTGTTTGATGAAATTAATTTTGCTCTAAATAATATTGCGCATTTATTACAGCCCTTGCCGGACAAATGATCATTTGGCCTTTGAAAGAAAATGCCATGCTCGGGACAAACGAACATGACTTTTTCACTTACCAAATTATAAATCGTTAATTTATAAAATTCATCTGAGTTACACGGATGAACTAATTTGGCCTTTTTAATGAATTCACTTGTGGTTAATTTCCGCACGTATTAATGCTTAGTTATCACCTAATTCCACGTTGACGCATTACGAACAAGCAATAATTTACCTTAGCTTTTTCGGTAGCTAACTCATCTTTATACCCTCCGGACAGAGCTTTTAAATCTTCCTTCAGAGCCGTCAACTTTGCGTCGTTCTCCATGTCTAATTCTAGATCAACTATAACTCCTGATGCTTTTAATATTTCTTGTTTAAGCTCGTCAGTGTTTTTAGTCTCCATATTTTCTTTATAGTTTTCTGGTAACTTTTTATCATACTTCTTCGGAAACACAGGCTCATCTTTTGACATTTTTACTTTCTCCTTATTCTAGAATCTTACTGTTATCCATTGACCACTGAAGCACATATTCATCCTTCAGTTGTGCCAGGATCCCAAAGAGCTGACTGTTTTGCTGCGCCTCGACCACAAATTTATTAGGGTCCATACCTCTCAAAGTAATCTGGGTCTTTAATACCTCAATTAACTCTGCCTCGGATAAAACAGCGTCAACCTCTGCGTCTCTAATAGAATCAAGTATTAGAGATAGTTTTACTTGTTTTATTGCGCGATCTAAATACACCTGTTTCTCTTCGTCGTTTAATAGACTCCATGTGGCTGCACCTTGCGAATTTTCTGTAGAAGCAATATGCTGAGCTTCCATATTGACTAGCCACTGAGGAACAACAAAATCATGAGCCTCTAATAGTCGTACAATTATTTGTTGCTTGACCATTTGGTTTTCTTGATTTCTAACCCTCTCTCCAGCAATAACTGCTAATTTCTGCCTAACTTCCCCAAAATTCTGGAGCCCAACTTTCTGAGCTAATTCATCATTCATTGGGCACGGAATACGTTTCATACCCATGTGGATCTTAACGGCAAACTTAACTACTGTTGAAGGTAATAGTGTAAGATCGAATTTGCGGTCCTCTCCTGGCGACATTCCTAACAGATTGTCATCAAATCCCGGCCATCTATTCTCGCCAATTGTATATAATATGCCCTCTTCTCCAACCTTGTAATTACCCGACTCATTAGCGCCCGAATAATCCATTGTAACCTGATCCCCACGCTCAACAAACTCACCATCTTTATACGGTGCGACTTCGCCAAAACGCATGCGCAAATCTTGAATAGTGGCCTCAACTTGAGCGTCTATATCACGGTCAAAATGAGGTTTCGGTATTTCAAAGTCTTTATGTTGCTTAAGTTCAAAGTCAGGCTTTTTAAGAACCGTCATTTTGCATGAAAAATTATTACCATCTAGCCTTACATCATTATATTGTGGGTATCCAATTGTTTTAATTTTTGTCTCGAATACAATATCCTCATAAGCCTGGGTTGTCATCTCATGTTTGACGAATACGTTTATCTTATCTTTACATTTTGACTTGATAGCGTAATCTGGAGCTTTGCCGGCTCTAAAGCCAGGAATTGCTATTTTCCTTAGTTTATTAACAGCCTCGTCTCGTTTATTTTTAACAGTATCAATATCTGCCTGGTATTGAACCTCAAGTTTGCAGTATTCTATTTCTTTGCTTTCGATATTCATTTGTTTGTCCTTTTCCTTAGTTTTTTTAGACGTGCCGAATATTCTACTATCATATCTTCTGCGTATGAAATCTGTTTTACTGGGTCTATTGTTTTGTTTTGAACTGCCTTCAGAGCATCTATAAATCCTTTCCAGTAACTTATTGCTTCGTAAACAACTTTTAATTCGCGCTCATCGTCATTCATTCTGCTCATTTTACCAACCCTTTAGTCCATAATCAGATTTTTTTTCATTTGAAGTTTTTAGCATTCCGCGTTTTTTTAGGAATGCTTGTCCGGCAGAGCAATGTTCCATGAAATCACAGTAGCCACACAGCGGAGTTGGATTTGGTCTAAAAATCTTTTCCTCATTAATATCGTCTAATTTTTGAATGAATTTATCAGCAATAACTTTAGTATCTTCTCTTGTAAATTCTTTTGTTAGATATTCAAAGTCGTGTCTCAATAATATGTATGATGCACGGACCTTGTTAATCGACGGATCTTCTAACATTAATACAAAAGCATATGTTAATAGCTGAAAGTAGTCTTTTAGATATTTTTTGTTTTTAGTAGTCTTATAATCTGAAACATGAATAATTCCATCTTCATCTAATTCTACTCGGTCAATAAATCCATTCAATAATATTTTCCCACCAATATCTACATAAAATTGTTTTTCCACACCTATCATTTTTGATTTGGGTGGATTTTTGAAAAGCTTGTTTAAGTAACTATTAACAGTTTCAAATGCTTCTTTTTTTTGCTCCGTAGTAATTTTGTCTTTAAAACTTACTGACGCCTGTTTAAACGCCTCTGTCATCGCTATAGTCAGATCTTGCTCCGGCAACTCTAATAATGATTTGTGAAACGTTTCTAATATTTCGTGCAAATAAGAACCGTAGCTTAAATGTTCCCAATCTTTCTTTGGAAGCTTTTCGATATAAGAGTATTTGTATTTGGCTTTACAATCTTCAAAAGTTTTAACCTTCGACACGCTCAATGAGAATAGTTCTTTTGATTCGGGTTTTTTAGGAAGTATTGACGAGATAATCTGCATAAATTATAAAGAAAGCAATTTTAGCAAGCTCGACGTTCTTATATTAGTGTACGGTATCTTCCTGGCAGCCATTTGAACACACCGGGCGTTCTTCCAAATACAATCTTCCCATAATTTCCAATATCTGCTGAGTTTGCTTGGAACGGCACTTTTGATATTATCCAGCGGTTAGTATCTGAATCAAAGTAATAATAATTCATTGTATTATCACGAGGATTATACTGGCTCTTTAATGCGGTTCCTCTAGGGCCAGGACCATCTAAAGCGCTAGTGAATAATAGAGCACCATATCTAGCCCTAGTAGGATCTTCTAAACTAAAGGAAGACCTATTAGTTCTTGGTATTGTTGGGTCGTAAGGAGGCTGCGTAGAGTCATCAAATATAACAAGCGCTTTAGGGTTGAAAAAAGGAGAATTAGTATTATTAGAGCCCTTTGGAACTGAGCCCGGGGTATTTGGCTGAGGCACTATAACTGTAACTTGAGCCGGTAACGTACCAATACCTTTGCCGGCCTCCCCAATGCTATTAGTTTCAGAAAATACAAAAGAATATTCATTTAGTGGGAGATTAGTATAATTAGAAATACCACCTGAACCGTCATATCCGTCTGGAATTTGGGTTAACTCGGGATTATCAACAGTAGTTCCGCCTATATTACCATACCTTGGGTCCATTCCTGGATCTTGACTTCCAAAAGGATAAGTCGGACCAATAACATTTTGATTCAAATTAGAGATGGTATCGCGCGGCATCCTATTACCAACGGTGGTACTTCCGTATTGCTTTGTAATAATTGCCGAGTTATTGATACCATCAGTAGCAAATAAACTTAAAACAAATGAACCAATATCTGAAGGAAGAAATAATTGGCCAGTAATAATAGAATTTGCGGTGGTTGGAGTTGTTCCGTCCAAAGTATAAAACACAGTAGATGGAATATTTGTAGTAACATTAATAGAATTAGGTATTCCCGCAACCTTTTGTAATACAGACTCTGATATTGTAATGCTGATTACCGACATTACGCCGCCGCCCTAAAGTAATTTTGTAAAAACTCCTTTAGCATTTCTCCACGATATAATCTGCCATCAATTTCTAATAAATTTATATTATTTTCTTTACAATAACCCCTTAACAAATCATCTCTTATTAATTGGTTTAAAAATTTTTTATTCGCCTTTTCTTTAGAAATATTATTAAAACAAATTGGTTCATAATGCTGAGCCCCATTATATTCAATTATCAAATTAAATAGAGGTATAAAGAAGTCTGGGTAGAATTTTTTGCCATTTATAATTAGCTTATTATCTTTACAACGTAAATAGTGTATTTTAAGATCCGCTAATACTTCTGATACTAATTGCTCGTTTTTGTTTAAACACATTGAGCAGCCATGTCCGCCTAAATGATTGTTTGGAGTTTGCCAAAAAGATCCATGTTCAACGCAAATTATTTCTACTTTAGAATTTGATTCTTTATAGTTTGTTTTAGAATAATTATATTTAAATTTATGTATTTCGTTTGCTTTTTTTACAAAATCTTCCAAACAATAAACTCTACTGCATCTACGACACCCAAATCCTCGCAAATGACTATCTGGTGATTGCCAAAATGAACCGTGTACGGAGCAAACTATTTCTACATCATCATGCATATTTTTATAATTTGTTGAAAAATATGCATATAATTTACCGTGTTTTTTTATTGCTCTTTTTATGAACTCAGCAGTATCTATTTGCTTACCGCCATAACAAGAGGGGCATCCCTGTTCATAATTTGTGTGGTTGTTTGGTGTCTGCTTAAACTCACCATGTTTTTTACAAATAATAATTACGTCTGTTTTATTATTTTTATAGTCAACTGAATCATAAATATACTCATCTGTATGAATAGCCTTTGCTTTTTTAATAAATTCTTCTGCGTTTGAAGATAATGATTTTATTCTTTCTAATTGGGCGCAAACATGACACCCACGGCCACCTAAATGATTTCTTGGCAGTTGTTCAAAATAGCCATGCAAACTACATTTGATTATAACTTTTTTATTGTTTGTTTTATAATTAATTAAGTCATATTCATAAATGTTACCGTGAATCAGCACAGCTTTAGCAATAAATGTTTCCGTAGTAAGCAATTTCATAATTACTTCACAATATTTAAAAATCTTCCATTTTTCGGATAATTCTTATTAATTTTTTGCAACTGCCTATATAATTTATGAGCGGCGCGTCTTAAAACTTTTGCAATAGTAAAATAAACTACCCCGCCGTCTTTTCTATATAAAGAGAAAAATGCCTCTGATTTATCCAGAATAATTACTTCCGGATGAACATCTTTAGGCCTATTAGTAATAGATTGGCCGACAACATAACTAAAAAGTGCATCTGGCCCGCCAACTTTCAATAAACTTTCAAATTTGTCCTTGTCTTTTTTTTCTAATCTAAGCGAAGGCATTTGTAATCCTATTTAAATCTCCTTTACTATATATCAACTAATGCACAGTGTTTTGTAGCAATTATTAACAGCTATTTCTAAATCTTCTAGGGTGCCATCGTTACAAATTATATAATCAAAATCAGAATCAGGGATCTCTAATTGTTCACTTTCGCTAATATGTTGGTCAGTCTTATTTATTTTGCCGCGTTTGATTCTAATAGTTTTGCCGCCTGCTTTTTTGACAGCATTAAGTTCATTTTTCATTCTTAGATCGCTGATAATAACTATAATTTTGCATGAACCAGAAACGGTATCATAATCATTCAAAAAACAACCCTGATCTGGGCGGTACTCATAACCTTTTATAATCTTTTTAGCTACGTCCAAAGTATAATTAGCCCAAACATCTAAATAAATTTTTCTTCCAGCATCACCAAATTCTTTTAATACGTCTCTAGGAATAATGCCCGTCTTTTTATCTGGAATACTTCTTAGTTCACTAGGCCCCCATAATTGATCAAATGTAAATCCAAACACTTCTTGCGCTTGTCTTTTTATAATATCCGCAAACGCAATTTTAACAATAACGTTATCACAATTAGGATTTGGCCAAGATTTATCTACAAACATATCTGATGCGGTATCTTTACCACTTCCTTTTTGGCCGCTAATGGCTAATAACATTGATTACTCCAGACATAAATATAGCCACTGCCGCAAGTATACATAAGAAAACAATGGCCAATAACACTTCTTTTACAGAGTTATGCTTTGCTCCACAATGATAGCATATTTCTGGATCGTTAGTTAAAACTCTACAGCTGCCACAATTCGAACAAGATTTATTACCATAAGCTCCCATAATTTATCCTTTTATTGCCAATTATTAACAACTCTTGCTGTGGCACCATCGTTACCACCCTCAACTAATATAACATTAGAAAACTTCTCTCTAAGATCTTTATTATGAGTAATTACAAATACTTTAAATTCAGACTCAAGTTTATGAATTACAGACGAATAAACATCAACACCCTCTAAATCAAGGGCCGAATCCACTTCATCTAAAAGTAGAAATTTAACATCTATTCCTAATTTCTTTTGAATAATACGAGAAAGAGATAGTTTCATGGCCAAAGCTAAATATACATGCTGACCAATAGATAGCTGATCATAATCCCTCGGCATATTGTCTACAAAGAAAAACATATCTACATCTTTATTAAACTCAACTCTTAATTCCGGCCTAAGTTTAAGTAGCCAAGCATTTGATTCTAATTGTAGCTCGTCTAATATGGTATGAATAATAAATGTTGGAATTCCGTCTGGAGAAAATGTATTTATAACTAACTGATGTATTTTTAATTTGTTTTTTAGCACTACAAGTTCTTTTTTTAAGTCAGATATTTTAACAGAGTTTTCATTTGCTTTTTTTAGTTTTTCTTGCGCAGCACCTTTACGGTTTTGCATATTAGATAATTCTGCTCTTACATTTTTTAAAGAGCGCTCAAATACTTTTATATCATTATCGAGCGCGAAAATTTTATTATTTACATCTGCAACAGAGGAATTTTTAGCACTTTCCTTCAATCCCTCTAGGCGATTAAACAGCTCATCATATTCAGATTGAGCCGTTTGCATTTCGTTTACTGCTTCTGATAGACGTATTTCGGCCTCTTTGTTATGTTTAGTCCTAATATCTATTTCAGCTTGTGCCTTTTCTTTGCGCTGAGATAAAGAAATTACAAGCCTATCACGTTCGTTTATCTCTTGGTGCTCAGATTGAAGCCTTTTCTTTTTATTGCTGCATTTTATCAGATTTGCGCTGGTTGTTTTTATTTGCTCTGCTTTTTCCGCTAAAACCTTTGACATTTCTTCTTGACATCGTTTCCTATGCTCAGCAGTAATAGGCTGAAAACAATGGGGGCATATATTTCCGTTTGGCACGTTTTTATTTGCCTGATCATATTCGACTTCTAATTTAGCTAATAATTTATTTTCATAAAGCTCATCAGCGCTAACTTTTTCTATTTCAGAGATCACAAGAGTGCCACTTCTCAGCTTCTTGTCTTCGCACTCTTGTTCCTTAGAAGCTATTTCCGTGAGTAAATTTCTTATTTCAACAATTTTTAACTTGTCATCATTAATTGATTTATCGCTATCCTGAACTCTTTCATTTGCTTTTGTTATTATTGTTTTTAAATCTTTAGATCTCTTGTTTAGTTGCGCTATCTTTTCGTGAACTTCAGAGTCTGTAGAATTTAATGTCTTTTTTATATCGTCTACTTCTTTATGTTTCTCTGCCGCTGACGTAACTAACCTGTCTATATGACCATTTTTCGACTGTATTTCAGATTCACACACTTGCAGTTCTGATTCGGCGGCCTTAATATCAGAATCAGGATCTCCTAGCATTTGAATAGACGTTTCCGTTTTCTCAATTTCTTTGCGAACCGGCTTTGCTTTTTCCGTAGCTATTCGTTCAAGTTTTGTGTATTCACTAAGCTGAAGAGGCTCTTTTAGAATTGCTTTGCGTTTTTCTGGATCGGCAGCAGAAGACAGCCCAGCTAAATCTGATTGTGCAAATTTAATAGAATGAGAAAATGCTTTATGGCTTAGTTTAATTAATTCCGCTATTTTCTTTTCAGTTTCAGGCATTCCGCGTTGAGTAATAGCTTCCCACTTATCACCAATTAATTCGTATAATTTTAATTCTGACCTGCCTTTAGATGATCTGCCTCTTAAAATCCTAAATGTTCCATCGTTTGTTTTAAAATCAAACATAACAATGCACTTATCACAACCATCTCTAATTACTTTGTCTAGAGTGCTAGTAGGCACCTCTCCAAACAAAGCGTATTCAATAGCACTAAATATTGTGGTTTTTCCTATTCCGTTTGATTGGCGCTCGTTATCTTTGTTTTTTGCTACAATTAACGCACTATTGAATGTACTACAATCAATATCACTCAAGCGGTGATTCATAAAGTTTTCTAAATAAATCCTAACTGGAATCATTTTTTAGCCTTAAGGTCTTCATAGCACTCATTTGCTAATTTTTTTATTTCAGCCTTGTCTTCATCAGGCTCTGTTATAATAGAACTGACGAAACTGTCTATTGCACTTGGTATAGACATATTATTATCAAATATAGTCTGAGAGCTAATTCCCACAACAGAAATAGTTCTAGACTCAGAAAAGTTACAAACATAATGAGCTTTTAATTGCGAATAAATAAATTTTAATACCTTGTCCCGATCTACATTTGGAGTTTCTTGCCCGTCCAACTCAATTTCGAGCCTAACAACTGCATCCTTCAAACTGTTTTCGTTATTATAATCGTGCAAATAGTTTATAACAAAATCAGTTGTGTCTTTGTCTGAGGTTACTGATATCTCTATTTTCCGTAACGGTCTTGTTGGGATAATAATTTCTTTATAAAAATTAGGATCATCAGTATCTAGCACAACAATTATTTTATCGTGATCTAACTCTGATTTTGAAAAGTCAGAGCGATCCATGCTTCCAATATGGGCCAAAAAAGGCTTAGATTGATTTAAAACTTGTGGCTTATGAATGTGACCCATCCACACATAATCAAAGTCATTAAACATCTCTGGCGGACAGAATAATTCATTAAGCATTTCATCAATTTCGTCGCCTACATAAATTGAGCCGGCATGAGATAAATGTCCAACTAAAACTTTTGTGTGTGTTTTAGGTATTTTGGCAACTTGGGCGTCAATTTCTGATTGAAGTAATGCTAGAGCCTTTTCCGGAGAGTCAGCGTCATACATCCTTCTATCTCGAAAGGGAACAAAAACAAAAGCTAGGCCAGGATAATTAACAGTTGCGACGTCTTTGTAAGCAATAGTCCCTGGAAACTCTACGGCGTTAACAAGATTTAGAGCGCTAGTAATAACACTGCCGGTACGGATGATATCATGGTTTCCAAATATCACATGAACATTAATACCAGACTTTTCACATTGTTTTAGCCAAGATATAAAAATATGAATTAACATCGGGTGCGGCCGAGAATCTTCAAACACATCTCCGGTAATTATTATACTTGCCGCTTTCTGATTAATAGCCTGCTCCAGCGTCCAATTAAGTAAATTCTGCTGGTCTTGGATTCTACTATTTAAATTAGCAGCAGAACCAGGCTTGCCTATGTTTTGAGATTTGCCTAAATGAACATCACCTAAAATAATATGTTTACTCACCTAGTACCTCTTTAGCTTTTGAGAGACGCGCACTTAGCTCCTCGACAACAACCTTTCTTTGGGGCACTACAGAGATAATGTAATCATCTATCCACCATGTCACCTTGTCTATATCCTCAACCGATAATGGATCGCTTAACAATTTTGCATTTATGTATTTTGAAAAATCAAATAATAACCGATCTATTTGCGGATCTATATCTTCTTCCACCACAACATTATTTGGAAGATAGCCAATTCTTTCTCTAACAAGCCGCTCAGCAATAATTAAACGCGGAATTCCCTCTTTAAATGAAATAAATTCAACTGTTTGGCCGGATTTACCACAGCCAAAACAATGAAATCTATCTGTGTTAAAATTGTACCCAAAGCTGCCAGTTCGTTCCTTTCCTGCTTTATGAAAAGGAAAGGGGCAAACTATACCGGAACACCACTCGGTAAACTGATGTTCCTTCTCGACAATAATACTATATTCTCTAAGAGTATCGATTAGTTTTACATGCTTATTAGCTTGCTGAATAACTAATCGTTCATGTGCGCTATCAAGTCCTTCAGCAAACTTATCTTGTTCGCAGATACTATCTTTACTATTGGGTTGGGTGTAATTTGATATCTGCCGCATAATCTTTCATAAGCAGAAAAAGCCTCTATCTCATCTGAAATTAGATTAAGAATGTACTCTTTAAAGCCCTGAGACACTTATTCAATTCCTTTCAAAAGCTCGACATCATTCTATTTACCGCTGTCATGCGCAGATGACATACAGCCCATTCCAAGATCTACTCCGCACGGACCATTAGCCGTAATGCAACAGCCCTTCCCTACCCCGCTAGAAGGGCAATAAACGGGGTTACAGCTTCCAGTAGTGGCGGCTGGCGTTGCGCTTGCGCCTCCGGTAGAAACAGAAATACCGCCTTCATCAGAAGAAGGAAATGCAACATCACTCTCGCTAGCACAGCCTATCAAACAAAGAGCTATAACAACAATTCTTTTGTATATCATTTTTCCTTAAACTGCTTTTCTAATTTAAATACTTTATAATCTAAATCATTAATAATATCTCTTTGTAGAAGAGTTGTTTTTAGCAGCAAGTTAATTAGCGCCGTATTACCCATGCCATCTAATTCAGACTCATCCATATTAATCTCTAAACAAAGATTAATTAATTTAGAACATATCTCTCTTTCTACATCTTTGGCAATAACAGTTTTATTATCAGTGATTGTTTTATCTTTAACAATACTAATAAATTGCGAAACTAATTCGGCAGCTCTTTTATTTCTGATTTTTTTATCAGTCATCAAATCATCTGCGCGCTCATTAAAAGAGGCTTTGTCTTCTGCTATTTTTGTATACTTTGAATTGTTATTAGATATTTTTAAGCCCTTGGTATTTGTAACTTCTTTTTGCTCATCAAAAGCTTGTCTTTCTCCGGCCATAATTATTCCTTTATTTCAATCGCGATATGTTCTCTGACCTCACCTGGAACAGTAGATTCATAAGCCCCTACACCATGACTAACCCCGGCATCTTTTTTAAACTCTTCAATTAAAGATTCTGACATTTTTTCTACAGTGCTTTGAATAACATCGGCATCAAAATTAGCACCATAAAAATCAGCAACACGAACTATAGCGTCCCATAAATGTTTTTGAACATCTGATTCTACATCTTTGCTTGCATATGAATAAAAACTATCATCGGCGCGAGTATTTTTTTCATAAGCATTAACTTCATGCTCCAAATTAGAAGCTGTTTTTACAAGGCCTAAAACCTTAGCTTCTTTTGTCTGCATCTTCAGGCGTTCTAGCATTGTATCAGTAATTGTTCTCATTGGTACCTTTACATCTCTGTAGTTGTCATATATCCGTAATTATATGAACTTCGATCTTTTGGACTAATATACTCTTTTCTTGCTCCTAAATAGTTACTAAACAACTCACTTAATACAGAATCTTCATACTCACCACTTTCTATTTTGTTTAACAACTCTAATAGCTGTAAGCGGTGCTTTTTTTGTTGTTGATTAGCAGCTTCGGGCATTATTCAAATACAAAAATATTGGTTAGTCATCAGAGCGCTTAAACATCGGGCTGCCAATATTGCCGTCTTTTGTATTATTTAAGCTCTGTTT